TCATGCTCTCCTTTTCGGCTGCACAGTCGATTTCCTTAGTCGCCTTCATGAGGCGGAATCCGCCGGAAGGCTCCGGGACGCGGATGGTAACGGTGAAGGCCACGTCGTAGCGGGCCGGGCAGGTGCCGCAGGCTTTGGGCTTCCCGACGGCGCGGGCCATGTCTACGCACCTCTTACAGCCGTCCGTCATGCCGCTCTCGGTCTCGACGATGCTGATGTTGGCCGCTGCGGCCAGCTTCATGCCGCCGACCTTGGTGATGGCGTACTTGCCGCTGCTCTTTTCTCGGTAGATGTCCTTGCTGTTCTCTGGGTCTGCCACGTCGAGCTGCACCTTGTTCACGATGATGCGCTGCAGGTTGCTCATGACCTGCATGGTGGTGACGGGGATGAGGACATTGAACTTGTCCGGGGGGTATTCATTGAGCTGGACGATGGTGCCAGTGATGTTGTTGTTCATGGTGGTCTCCTTCCTTGACACACGGCCTTCACCGTGCTATACTGACCGTAGTTTCATTTCACAAGGGCCGTTTCCGTTGCAGCGGGGCGGCTCTTTTCCGTCTCTCGGCTCATCGCCCAGAGAAGCATATCGGTAATAGTCTCCTCGAGGGAGCGCAGAAACGCGAGTGCGGTGTCGAAGTCTGCGCGTTCCATGTGGTCTACAATTCCGTCGTCGGCAATGCTTTCGAGCTTGTCGGCGATTTCTTTTGCCTTCTGGAGCCTCTGGCTGACGCGAAGGGCGGCCCACGGAAGGTCGCGGTCTACTGCCCGCTTGCCGGTCTTCTTTCCGACGGGGCAGCTCGCGCAGTAGCGGAGCATGATGTCGGGCCTCTGGTAGCCCTCCGCATATCGGATGATGTCGTCCGGGGAGACAGGTACGTCGCCTCACTCATGCCGCCCTATGGTCTCGGGCGAGTAGTTGAGCTTGATGGCCGCCGTGTCTCGTGACGCATATCCGGCCTGCAAACGTGCATCGCGGAGGTAACTTTGGGTAGCGGATGCTGCGGTTGTTGCCACGCTGTTTCCCTCCTTTCTGGGGTATAATTGGGTTGAGCTTGAGGGAGGGCCCTCAACAGCCATAGCGCCCGAGTGGCGTCACGGTGGCGGTTGCCATCCAGTCCTCGACGGTGCTGCCGGTGTCCGTTCGGATTGTCCAGTGCGTGTTGTGCGCCGTCTTGAACGTGCCGGAGAAATGCCGGAGGAGGTGAAGCATTCCGGGGTCGTCTTGGTCTACCCAGAGGGAGAAGTTCGGGTATCTCGAGCCCTCTGCTTTCTCGAGCTCATAGACGTGCCTATAAACCGCTTCCCGGCGAGCCGTCATATCCGGGTCGCATTGGAATTCATCGCCGTAGTTGAGGCGCTCTGTGCCTTTTGGGGAATATCCGTCCCGGAATACGCGGTAGCCGCCAAAGTCCGGGCAAACCGCAACGGCGTCGAAGCTGGCCCCGAGGTCGTTCACAAACTTCAAAATGCTCTCGAGGGTGTAGTCGATGCGGGCCCTCCGCTCGAACGGGAGGATGTGCCGGTTGCAGTCGTCGTTTCTGTCGTCGTCGGTGACGTAGTGAAGGTAGTCAATCCAGCCATAGTAGGTAGGCTCGAGGCCGAGCTTCCTGTTTTCCTTGCCGATGGTGCCGCAGATGATTTCGAGGTAGACCGCTGCGGCCCCGTCGTGAGGCTCCCCGCAAGAGCATCGCGGGTGTTTCTTCTCGGGGTCGAGGTGGAATGCGGTGCGGATGCGGCAGTTGCCGATGGTGGCCTTGCTGCTGTCTGCTCCGCTCCATCCAGCTCCCTCGAAATAGAGGGTCTTGCTCATCTCACTGCCCTCCTTTATCGACGGATGGGTGCCGGGGGCGGAGTGGTCTTGCCGATGAAGCAGTTTCCGCAGTACTTCCAGTTCTGGCCCTCCTTAACGAAGGTTGGGAAGGTGCCGCGCCAGTGGCCGGTCTCCGGGTCGAATTCGTGGCTGTACGGCTCGCCGACCTGCAGGAAGCCGCGCTCCATCTTGGCGGGAGGGAGGACGTCGCGCATATCATCGACGATGCGCTCCTCGACGTAGTCTCCGGGCTGCGCCGCCTTGCTAAAGTCTCCGGCGGCCTCCCAATCGGCGTAGGTCACGATGCGCCGCTCGCTCTCCTCCGGCTGCTGCTTGCAGTCGCAAATCTCTCCGGGGTCGAGGGCCGCTCCGCAGTGGTCGCAGAAATAGTTGTGCATGGTCTGGTCTCCTTTCGTCTCTGATGGCCCCCGATGGCCGTCCAGCCGCGAAGCTGCCAGCCGAACAAGGGGGCGATGATGATGTAAACGGGAATAAAAATCTCTCCGCCGGGGAGGCCGGTACGGGCCCCGAGGGCGTCGATGCCGAGGATGATGAGCCGAGCCGCAACAGCCCCCATGAGGATGATGAAGGTCATGCGGTAGAAGGGTGCGAGGCGCTTACTGGCCTGCCGCCTTGCGCGTCGCCTTGGTCTTGCCATTGTGCTCTCTCCTTTCCTTGGTCTGCCGTGGAGGTTGGTCGAGGAGCTCATCGCCGCAGTAAAATTTCTCGCAGAACCGGCGGCGGGGTACTCTCCCGGCGATGGTCTCATAGCCTTCCGCCTCGAGCTCGCGGTTTATCTTCCGCATAATCTGGTAGGCCTTCGACTGTGAGATGCCGAGGATTTGCATGACGTCCTCCACGAAAAGAAATTTCGCTGTGGTGCTTCTCATCGTGGGTGCGCTCCTCTCTTTAGCTGCTGGCCTTCTGGGCCTCGTAGTCCGCCATGAACTGGCGAACCTTGGGGATGAGCTCATGCCCGGCGCAGCGGCCAGTCGTACACTCGATGAGGGTGCTGCGCTTGACGTCTGCGCCGGTTGCGACATCCCGATAGGTGAGGCCGTAGGTGGCACAGAAGGCCATGAGCTCGACGCCGAAGTCGTTCTTGGGCTTCTTCCGTACTGCCATTGTGGGGTTTCCTCCTTTCCTTTTTTGTGCGCCTTGCGCGTTTGGTGTTTCTGTGGTAGAATGGTTCAATGGATGGGTGTGTCTGGCCGTTCGTAGTAGGCCGGGTCGTATTTGGCGGTCTGCTTGATGATGAGCTGGAATTCAGAGCCGTCCTCCATCTGAATGAGGACGCCTTTGTCGGTGTCGCTGATGCCTGCGTCCTTGAGGGTCTTGCAGATGGCTACCTTGTTGAGGACGGTGTCCTCAAATCCGTAGAACCGGGCCAGCAGATACCAGAGGCCGTCTTGGATGATTTCTTCGCTCACGGTGTTCACCTCCTCACAAGATGGGCTTGCCCTCGCGCCGGCAGGCGCGGTAGTAGTTGATGAGCATCACGAAGTCGCCGGGGCTGATGAAGGCTTCTTCGTCTGGGATGCTTTCATGGTCGCCGTGCTGGTCTTCGATGACGAGGAGCGTCGCCCCGTCGTGCTGACGCTGCACCAGTTTCATCTTCCGCTGGTTGTTGACCTCGAAAGAGATGGTGTTCATTCGTCATCGCCCTCCTCAAGGTCTTCCGACGGGATGATGGTGCGCTCGGTGATGTTCCCGTAGGTGTAGCCGTTGTCGTTGCAGAGATAGACGGGGAGGTCTTCGTCGAAGTCCGAGAGGATTTCGATGAGCTCGCCGACGGTGAGGGTCTTGCCGCAGTCGTCCGGGGCATAGCCGCTCCGGCGGCCTTCGATATAGAGCGCGTTCATGGTGTTCTCCTTTCTTCTGGCCGGGGCTGTTAGGCCCGGCCCTTGGCGGTGTTTACTCTCGTCAAGACTTCCGTCCAGTGGCTCAAGTCCGCCTTGGCGGCTCGGTGGTCTTTGACGGCGTTCCTAAATGCTGCGCTTTCCGGCTGGTCTGCCACCTCGACGATGCGAGCGGCTGCGTCGTTGACCTCTTTCCCAAGGTCAGCAACCGTTTTCGAGAGGAGGCGGGTAATGTCTGCGAGGTCGTCGTCTGCGAGGAGGCGGCTCTTGAGGGATGCTATTTCTGCGTCCTTCTCCTCCGCGATTTGGTGCGCTGTGGCGTGAGCTGCCTCGTAGTCCTTTTCGCTCTCCGCGAGCTTGTCCCGGAGTTCTTCGATGGTGCCGTTGGCGTCGTTGAGCTCTCTATCCGAGGTCAGCCAGCGGTCTTTCATACTTAAGGCCCAGTCGTTTTCGATGTTGGCCTCTGCATCCTTGAAACATCCGTCAAAGGCGGTGGCGATGTAGCTGTCCGGGCCGAGCTCCTCAACGATTTTGCGGATTTTCTCGAGGGCGGCCCGTTCCTGCTGCTTGGTGGCGGGGGCGTCGCTGCTCACGAGCTCTACGCTGGTGATGGTGCCGTTTCCGTGGCGGTAGACCTCCTTGAAGTCCCGCCGGGCCTGCGCCTCGCTCGGAGCGGTGAAGTTGTCCGAGCCGACGGTGCCGTTCTCGCGGGTGAAGGTGATTTTGTAGGTGTTCATGTGGGCTCCTTTCTCATGCGGCGGGCCTTGGCGGCCCGTGTATGGTGGGCGGTTTTGGTTGCCTTCTTCGTTTGGTGTGCTTTAATTATAGTCCGCATTTGAGGATTTGTAAAGCCCTTTCTCGGATTTTTTTAAAAATTTTTTCAGCAGGCGTCCTCGTCTGCGGATTGGAGGAGCTAAAATGACGATTTGTGAGAGAGTTTTCTCCCTCTTGGCCTCTGATGGCCGAGACCAAAAAGACCTCGCCATGCACATCGGCGTTTCGACGCGCACGGTGAGCACATGGAAAACGCGGGGGACAAATCCGGGGGCCGAGTACATCGCCGGCATCGCGGAGTTCTTTAGCGTTTCCACCGACTACATCCTCACCGGGGAGGAGAGGCAATACTCCGTCTCCCCGGCTGACGAGGAAGTCTTGAGTGCCTACCACGCGCTCAAGAGGCCGGAGCAGGTCTATATTCTGGGTGAGATGTACCGCCGGGCCGGGCTGGTTCCTTCGCAGCCCGCCGGCGATGAGAGCAAAAAAGCTGCCGAGCCCGAGGCTTCCATCGGGTCGGCAGGGTGATTTATCTGGATTACCCTCTTGGAGGTGGTGACGAGTGAAGGTTGGGTATCTTCGCTGTGCGGCCTGTGGGGCCGAAACAAATTGTGTCGAGTTGACCGCCGGGCTCTGCCCGGCCTGCAAAGATGAGCGCGTCCGGGAGCTCTCGCTCCTTCACCGCCGGTATGACCGTGCTATTCTGGCCGGAGACCTCTCCGCCGCTTCGCTGGCTGCCGATGAGGTGGAGGGCTATGAGCGTGTCTGGGGGCTCCGGCTGCTTGCTGCGCCCTCTGTGGCTCAAATGCGCCGCGCCATAGCTGGCGCTTCGGAGGGCGATGCCTATGGGGCTTGAACAACAGGTATGGTCGCTTTCCGACGGGAAAAGGCTGCGGGAGGTGAAGGCTCCGAGCGAGAAGCAAATTGAAGACTTGCTCGCCGCGAACATCGAAATTCTCGACGCCGGTTGGCTGGTGATAGGCCGGCAGGTGAAGACGGAGGGTGGCGGCTTCATTGACATCCTCTGCATCGACCAGCAGGGGGCCTTGGTGGTCGTCGAGCTAAAACGCGAGCTGACGCCTCGGGAGGTAACGGCGCAGGCCCTTGACTACGCTTCCTGCGTCTCCGTCTTCACGGAGGCCCAGATAGCCGAGACCTACATGGCGTACAGTCGGAAGCTGGGGCGGCCCGAGACGCTTGACAAGGCGTATGAGCGGAAATTCGGGATGAAGCTGGACGCTGACGCCTTCCGGGGCGATGCTGGCCGGAATGAGGTGAAAATCGTCGTCGTAGCGACGCGCATGGACGGCAGCACCGAGCGCATCATCGAGTATCTGTCCGAAGCCTTCAAGGTGAATATCAACATCCTGTTCTTCTGCGTCCTCGAGTACAACGGCTCCTTGCTGCTGTCTCGGGCGTGGCTCCGTGAGCGCGAGGAGCTCGCTGCTGCGCCTGCCGTGGGCCGCCGTGAATGGAATGGGGAATACTTCTTCAATTTCGGCGACAGCGAGAGCCGCAGTTGGGAGGAGGCCCGGAAGTACGGCTTCATCTGCGGTGGCGGTGGGAAATGGTACCACCAAGTCATTTCCTCTATTGAGCCGGGCTCGCGGGTCTGGGTTCGCATTCCGGGCTCCGGCTACGTCGGCGTCTGCACCGTCCGCGAGAAGGCTGTCCCGGCCCCGGAGGCGGTTCTCTCCGTCGATGGGAAGGACGTTCCCTTCCTCGAGCTCCCGCTCAAGGGCCATTATCATCGGGACAGAACCGACTATGATGAGCAGGAATTTATTGTGAAGGTGGATTGGGAAGTCTCCGTCCCGAAGGATGAGGCTGTTCACGAGTTCGGCTTCTTTGGCAATCAGAATATCGCCTGCCGCCCCACGGCTCCGAGCTGGGAGTTTACCCTTGACCGCCTAAAATCTGTCTGGGGTCTCCGTCGGGATGGAGGTGGTGCCGATGCCAGTTTACAAGGATGATGAGCGCGGGACATGGTACGCCTCTTTCTACTACACCGACTGGCAAGGCCGCCGGAAGCTCAAGAAGAAGCGCGGGTTTGAGCGCAAGAAGGACGCACAGGAATTCGAGCGCGAGTTCCTTGCGAAGCAAGAGCGTTCCTGCGATATGACCTTCGCCTCCCTTTGGGCGCTCTATTGTGAGGATATGACTTCCCGCCTGCGGGAAAATACCCTACAAAGCAAAAAATACCTCGTAGAGCGGCACATTCTGCCGTTCTACGAGGCTCTAAAGGTGAATGAGATAACTCCCGCCCATGTGCGAAAATGGCAATCCGAGCTGCTGTCAAAGGGGTACGCGCAGACCTATGTGAAGACGATAAATAATCAGCTTGTTGCCGTACTGAATTATGCCGTCCGCTACTACGGCCTGCCTTCAAATCCCTGCCACGTCGCCGGGAGTGTGGGCCGGAAGAACGCCGACGCGATGAAGTTCTGGACAAAGGAACAGTTTGAGGCCTTCCTCGCCTGTGTGGAGCGGCCCTCTGCCCGCGCCGGGTTCTCCTTGTTGTTTTGGACGGGCATCCGTATCGGGGAGCTGCTCGCGCTTACGCTCAACGACTTCGACTTCGAGAAGAAGACGCTTTCAGTCTCAAAGTCCTTCCAGTCGATAAAGGGCCGGGAGGTTATCACAGAACCGAAAACGCAAAAGAGCAAGCGCGTTATCCCTCTGCCGGACAAGCTCTGCGCCGTGGTGCAGGAATACACAACGCGCCTCTATGACTACTCCTCAGACGAAAGGCTTTTCCCGTTCACAAAGTCCTTCTTTTACAAGGAGATGGAAAAAGCCTGCGCGGCCTCCGGCGTCGAGAAAATCCGTCTGCACGACCTCCGGCATTCTCTCGCCTCGCTGCTCATAGAGATGGGGGCTCCAATACTTCTTGTCTCCGAACGCCTCGGGCATGAGGACGTTGAGACTACCCTTCGTACCTACGGGCACCTCTATCCGAACAAGCATGAGGACACCGTAAAGAAGCTGGATGACCTCATGAAATAGCCCCTTCGGCCCGTGGTATTACCGTGGCATTTGGGCCTTTCGGCGGCCTGCCACTGGCATTACTTTGGTATGAAAAAATCCTCGGGAGCTGTGCAAAAATCTGCATTTGAAGTAATGTATGTAACAAAACGCGGATTATAGAGCGTCAAATGAGGAGTAACAAACTTCATCCGTAGAGTGGGAGTAATGGCCGGAATAGCCGGAGACCGCATGATACCTGCATTTTCTCGGTGTCGCATTTGCCCGTGGCATTATTTTGGCATTAAATCTCTCTGGGCGACCATTTTCGTGGGGTCACGAAAATGATGCCCGGAAACGAAAAAAGAGCCCCCGGCCAGCTGGCCGGGGGCTCTCTCTGTGCTGCGGGTTAGACAGCGTTAAGATACTTGAGGGCGACCCAAGAAACGATTTCCTGCAAGAGGGCCTCCTCCTCGCCTTTGTGTGTGGCGAGCTGCTTGACGGTGTACTTGCGGTTCGGGCCGGACACACCAGAGGGAACCGCCTTCCCTCTGGTGGTGGCGAGGCCGCCGTAGACGGCTCCGTCGTCGATGGTGACCTTGCTGCCGACCTTGATGGCCGGGGCCGCTGTGGCCCCGCTGCCGGTCTTGGTGACATAATCAAGGGCAATCCAGCCGACGCCGGATTTGAGCTTGCCCCATTTGGTCGCGCCGGTGCCGTCTGCCTCCGCGACGATGGTATAGACGCCGGGGGCGATGAAGCCCTTGCGCCCGTAGTTGGTGCCGGGGCCGCTGCGGATGTTGAGGTCGGTGGCCGTCACCTTGACGGTGTAGTTGGTGGCGGTCTGCTCGCTGTCGGTGGTGGGTGTGCTCGGGGTGGAGCTGCCGCCGCCGAGGCGCTTATTGATTTCCGCCGCGATGCTGCCGTGCCTGTCGTAGAGATAATCTCCGGGGCAGGCCTTGGCGGCGTAGTCGCGGTGAACAGTCATATTGCAGCCGCCGACGTGGTTGACGCGGTTGTTCTTGACCGTAGACCACACGAGCTTCTTGATGTTGTTCCTCTGGCAGATGTCCTCGACGAGGTTAAGAAGGGCTTGGTATGCCTTGTCGGAGACGGGCCAGTCCGGGGCTCCTCCGTTGTTGGCGACCTCAATGGTGATGGCCCTCTGGTCGTTCGCTCGGGAGGAGGTGCACCAAGAGCGGTACGCCTCCGGGACATAGAGGGCGATGCGCCCGTCGCTGCCGATGCCGTAGTTGCTGGATGCCTGTCGGCTGCTCTTGGCAAAAAGGGCCCCGCACGATTCGACGGAAAGGTTGCCGGCCATACAGTGGATAGAGACAGTGTCGATGGCGTGGGTTCTGTTCCCAGAGTGGTTCGGGCTGAGTTTGGTGTAGCAAATGAGCGCGCTGTTACTCATCTTCGTCGTCCCCCTTCCCATCGCCTTCGAGCATGGCTTCGAGGGTCTTCTCGTCCACTACGTCGCCGTCCTCGTCATAGATGAGGTCGGTTTCCTCGTCGTAGTGGAGCTCTCCGACGTAGGGCAGGTCGTCGTCGATTTCTCCGTTGTAGTAGCGCATATTTAGCTGCGGCTTTTTCCTCTGTTCACTCATAGGGTTATTCCTCCTTGGGGGTATCTGTGGTGGTCTCAATGGTGGTCGTGACAACGGCGTCCGGGATGCCGATAACAGGGACGATGCCGTTGGTGTTGAGCTCGTAGACGGCGGCCTCGATGAGGGCGTCGAGCTTGGCTTCGTCAACGGTGATGCCGTGCTCGCGGAGCCAGTTGATGACGTACTCCTTCTTCTCCTCGCCGCGCCCGCTGCCGGTGTAAATCTGCTCGGCGGCGGAGACGGCGATTTTCACCCACGCGTTAATTTCCTTCTGCTGTTCTGCGGTGGTCTTGCTCTTGATGTAGGGCACGAGGAAGGCGGTGATGAGGGCCGCGATAAGGGCGGCAACGGCTTCGATGATAGGCGTGATGTCGTACATGGTGATGTCCTCCTTTTGGTCTTATCCTTTTCCGATGTTGGTGCTGTCGCTGCTGGTGGTCGTGTCCTCCGGCAGCGGGTTCCCGTCGGCGTCGAGCCGGTGCTTGTTCCGGCTCAGTTTCTCGCCGAGGCTCTTGCCCGCGTAGGTAATCAGATACCCGATGCAGGCCGTAAAGATGGTCGTGGTGACGTCCGAGACGGCCTCCCGGTAAAAGGCTGCGAGCACATAAGAGGCGACGGCTGCTGCCGTGGCTATAAAGACGGCCCAGATGGCGAGCACCTTCGAGAATTCGAGGGGCTTCCTCTGGGCCTTCTTCTTTGCCTTCTCGCGCTTCCTCTTGCGCCACCAGCTTTTCAGCTTCTTGAGCAGCTTTTTCACATGGTCACTCCCTCCCTTCACTCATCGAGCAGGGCGTGGATGCCTTGCTGTGCGAGAAAATCCTTCTGCTTGTGCTTGATGTCTGTGGCGTAGGCGAGCGCCGTCTCCATGTCGCCGTTCGTGTGGCCGAGCTGCATGGCGTGGGCCGTGGCCTCGCCGAGGGCGATGCTGGCCCGCGTACTCTGCACGATGAGCAGAAATAAATCCTGCTGCGCCTTCGCCTTTTCGGCTTGGGCTTCCTCCCTCGCCTCGATATGGCCCTTGAAGCGCCAGACGATGAGCCCCATGATGGCGCTCGGAATTCCCATAGCCGCCACGAAGGCGAGGAGCAGCTCTCCGATGCTGACTTCGACCATTGGTATCACCTCCCCTTGATGGCTGCCGCCGGCACAAAGCCGGTGACAAATCTCCCGCCGAGGAAGGTGGCTACCGGGCGCCATCCGGCCCGGCGGGGCATCGCAATAACGGGTGTGCCCTCATCGAGCGCCCCGTCGCTGCCGTAGGTGTGTCCGGGCCCGGCCTTGACTTCTGTGCCTGCCGCCCGGCAGGCCGCAGGGTAGGCGCGTGTCCTGCTGGCCGGTTTCCCGTGCTTCGAGAAGCTGCCCTCGGGGACGTAGCCCCGGATGAACGCGCCGCCGGCGACGGCTGCCACCTCGCTCCATCCATCCTTCGCCGGGAGCGCGAGCAGCCAGTCTCCCGCTGCAGCCTCTCCGGCGGCCTCAAAGCCGCGTCCGGGGCCGGTGCGGATGGTGGTCGGCCCGGCGGTGAAGACCGCGCACAGGAGCGTTCCGGCGTCGCTGCGGGCCTTTGGCGCGGTCTTGGGCTTCGCCCTTGACCTGCGCTGTGCCGGTTTCTTGGTCGTCTCGCTCATTCTGCATCCCTCCTTTACGCAGAGAGGAGGCCCCCGCTTACGCGGAGACCTCCTTGTAGTAGTCGTTGAGGAGCGCCGGGGGCGCCCAGTTTTCCTGCTTGTTGAAGGCGCGGAGCACCTCGTACTCGGTGCCGTCGTGGGTAAAGTGGTCGCCTACGGCGAAGGTGTGGCCTTCCTCGAGGCCGTCCCAATCCGGGACGTCACCGGGCTCCGGCTCGGGCTCCGGGCCGGGTTCGGGTTCCTCACCACCGTCCTCGTAGAGTTTGTACTCCGAGGGGACAAGGTGCGGGTAATGGGGCTCGTAGAGCGTGACGCCTGCCTCCTTGATGGGGGTGTAGAGCTTCCCGTCAATGGGGTCGCGGCGGACAGCTCCGTAAGGGACGTGCTCGCCCCATGCGAAGTCGAGGTAGGTGCCGGGCTCCTCCGGCTCCTCCCGGATGAGGCGGAACAGGGTGCGCCCGCCCTCGGTGCCGGGGGCGTAGAGGGCCTGCGCTTGGTGCGTGACGGTGCAGATGAAGGTCTCGCCGCTGGTGCCGTCGATGATGGTCTCGCCGGCGAACACCTGTCCCATATTCGCCGCCCAGATGCGGGCGGTTCCGACGGTGGCGATTTCTTTGATGACGTCGTCCGTGAGGTCGCCGGTGGCGAGCTTCCCGGCTCGCAGAAGGGCGTCTTGCGCCTTGCGGATATGTTCGTCCGGGTAGCTGCCGCCGAGGGCCTTGATGGCCTCCCCGGCGTCCAGAATGGCCGCCCAGATGTCAACGAGCTCTACGGCCTTTTCCTGCTTCTGCAAAGTCCTCTGGTATTCAAGGCTGTTGACGTTCGGCATAGTGGTCTTCCTCCTCTCTTACACATAAGAGCCGCTTACCGGCCTGCTGCTGATAGTGTCGTAGCCGGTGCTCTTGGAGATTTGCACCTTGACGCCGACGCCCCATTTCTCTGCGGTCTTGGTGGCGTTCGAGAAGATGTGCTTGAGGCCGATGGTGGCGAGCTCCCATGTGGGGTTGTCGTCGAAGGCGTTGTTGCACACGGAGACGACGACGTCCTCCGCCGCCGCGTAGTACTGCAGGGACACGAGAATTTTCTCGGCTGCGGCGTCGGTCTCGATGGGGCCGACGATGTACTCGATGCCGGTGACGCTACGGGTGAAGGTGGTCGTCCGGGTGGCGCTGTTGCCGAGGGTGTCCGTGACCTTGACCTGCATGGTGTGCTGCCCGTTCGACAGGGCCGCGAACTGCGCCTCTGTGAGGGCGAAGGTGTAGGTCTGGTTTCTCACGGCGTCCTCGATGGTGCGGATTTCGTTCCCGTCGAGGCTTTCGACGACGGTGAGCTCATCGTCGGTGTCTTGGTCGTTCACGGTGTAGGCCATTGAGGGAGGGCTCGTGACGGTGCCGAGGTCGGTGTCGCTGCCGCTGATGGTGGGGTCTACGTTGTGGACGACGGTTTTGACCGTGCTGCTCGTGTAGCCGCTGTACGCACCGTTGACGTCCTTCGCCCGGACGCGCCACTGAACCGTGTTCGCGCTGGTGCCGACGCCGGTGTCGTCGTGGCTGGTGGCGCTGCCGGTGTAGATGTTCGTCCACGCGCCGCTGTTGATGCTCCGCTCGAGCTCGTAGGTGATTGCGCCGCCCTCGGGGTCTACGCTGGCCGCCCACGAGATTTCTGCGGTCTTCCCGCTGCGTACTTCGTCCGGGACGGTGATGCTGGGTGGGGTCGTCGGGGCTTGGTTCCATACAATCGTGTACGCGCCATCGCTGTCCGGGCTGTCAGATACCAAGATTGAAGATGACAGATTCAAAGCCGGGCGGACGCCGTAGTAGCCGTTGTACGCGTTGCCGAAGTAGAGCGTCCCGTCCGAGTCCACGACGCGGACGTCGTCCGAGTACGACGCGTCCGGGGAGCGCAGGTAGTAGTACCAGTACTGGGATGCGCTCAACGAACTGGTTTTGTACTCGCTGTTGCTGACGGCCTGCGCGGTGGGGCGGCACTGGCGGCTGGCGTTGTCGCTGAACATGGCGAGGGTGGAGCCTTCCGAGACGCCGTTCTCTGCACCGAGGCCGACCTCTGCTTTGGACAGCAGGAAGACCCTGTCCGTGACGGTCTCGGAGCCGCCGCCGTCCACACTGGCCTTCGCTACGGTGAGGGTGGTGTTGAGGATGGCGGCGAGCATCTGGGCCGAGAAGCCGGTAAGGAAGCCTGCCTCATCGTCGTACTCATTGTAGTTGTTCCATACATTGGCGTTGGTGGGCGCTGCGTCTGCGCCGTGCTGGGCTTGATACCACGGCGAGCCCGCTTTGTTCAGCCATTGGCGGAGGTTGGAGAGGGAATACCTGTTATTGCCGTAGCTCCGGCGGCTGCTGTCGCCGTTGCCGCTCTCCTTCGCGTCGAAGCAGGCGAGCTTGAGGATGTTCGCCGCAACGAGGGTGACGGAGTTCGCCGGGTACCCGGCGTGGTTCTTGTCGCCTATCTCCCAGATGATAGGGACGCCGTAGTAGGTCGTGCTGGTGTCTTTGACCTTTGCCCTTACGGGCAGGGCACTAATTGATTGGGACATCTGCTGTTTCGCTCCTTTCAAAAATCTCATTGTAGAGTTGGTCGTATTTCTGTATGAGCGCGTGGCAATCGCCGTGGGAGGCGTGTGACCGCCAGCTCTGGTAGCTCTCGGTGATTTTCTCCTTGGTGATGGCTCCGCTCTCGTACATGACCTTGTACTTCCGCAGCTTCCGCTTCATCCGCTCGCGGCTGGCCCGGCGCAGCTTGCGGACGACCTTGCCGGTGTCCGTGAGGTAGCTGTGGAAGCCGAGAAAATCCAGCCCGTTTCGGAGGGGAAATATCTGCGTCTTGTCGTTGAGCTCGAGCCCTCGCTCCGCAAGGTGCTCCGATATGGCCTTCCATGCGGCCCGGAGGGTGTCTTTGCTTTCGTGGATGATGTAGAAGTCGTCCTTGTATCTCCCGTAGTAGCGGAAGCGGAAGCCCTCTTTCATGAGGTGGTCGAGCTTGTTGAGGTATAAGAGCGCGAATACTTGGCTGCTCTGGTTGCCTATTGGGATGCCGACGTTTCCCGGTGTGCTGTCGATGATGAGGTCGGTGAGCGCGAGGCTCCTTTCGTCGTCGAGCAGCTCCCGGACGTCCTGCTTGAGGATGTCGTGGCGAATGCTGGCGAAGTAGTGGTGGACGTCCGCTTTCAGTACCCATCCGTCTGCGCTGCCGTGTCTGCGGTAATACTCCCGCATGAAGTCGCGAAGCCTGTTGAGGCCGAAGTGGGTTCCCTTGCCTATCTGCGAGCCGTAGTTGTCGAGAATGAAAGGCCGGGTGAGGACGTCGTAGAGAATGGTGTCGCAAAAGGCGTGTTGGACGATTTTGTCCTTGAAGGAGTTGGTCTGAATGAGCCTTTTCTTCGGCTCGAAGACATAAAACTCCCGGTAGCCGCCGGGGCGGTATGTGCCGGTGCTCAACTCCTCTTGCAGGACGGCGATAGCCTCGAGGGCGTTCATCTCCACCTTGGCGACGGTGTTCTTCCACCTCTTGCCGCGCCGGGATGCCCGGTAGGCGTTGTAGAGCGTTTCAAATTCGTAGACGGTATCAAAATTGACCTTCGTTTTCTGCATCTGCTTGGGCTCCTCCGAACACCGCAAAAGCCCCGAGGCCCTTGCGGGCTCCGGGGCGTCGGTGCTATGTGTTTATCCTCGGCGGTATGCCTTTGGACGGGATATTCCTTCCTTTGATGGGTGGGCCTCTGCTTTCGGCCCCGCCGCAGCGGGGTCTACTTGGTCGCGGTAAATTCCACCGAAGCCGGGCGGACGCCGTTGTTGCCGTTGTACGCGTTGCCGTAGTTGAGCGTCCCGTCCGAGTTCACGTTGCGGACGTTGTTCGAGTTCGACGCGTTCGGGGAGCGCACTACGCACAACACAAGTCGATGCCGTACAAGGAATACCCCAATGAAACGCCGTCAGCCTTTCGGGCTGAACCGCGCTGCATCCTTCTTCCGCCATGAAGCTGTGAGGTTCTTGACGTCGAGTATCTTCTTCGTCCAATCCTCGCAACGGCGGATGTCGATGTAGCCCCTTTCGAGGGCTATGTCGAGTAGGTTGAGGAGGAGCTTACATTTCGTAAGAGCTCTCTTTTGAAGGTCGAGGCGTTCTGCTGTCTCTGCGGCGCTGCGAGGGAATATCTCGTTTGCCTCTATGAGGCATTCCAGAACGTCGAGGGCCGCTGTCTCCATCCGCTGTGAAAGTGTGAAGCGGACGCTTTTCGGAAACACCTTATTGCTGGCCCACATGGTATGGTTCACAAGGTCTTTTGCCTTGCTTATGGCGGTGAGTTCGCCGGGCTTGCCGTTCGTAGCAGACACCTCCTTTCGGCGAGGGCGTCGAGCTCCTCTTGGCTGATGCCCTCAACTTCGAGGACGCCTTTCTTCACTGTGATGCTCACCCGCCTGCCGTCTATGCTGGTGCCGGTGAGATATAGCCCGTCATGCCGCCTGCACGGGCAGGGCGTCTCCAATTCGGAAATGAGGTGCGGTATGAGACAGGCGGCGGTCTCCTCCGTACAGAGAACCGCCGCCGTCATGCCTCAATGAGCCTCGCTGTCTGGTTCCACACGCCGTCGATGATGGTGACGTTGGAAAGGGCTGCGAAGTCTGCGCTGAACGTAATGCCGCCGGGCATATCCCCGCTGATGAGGTCGGAAAGAAGGTCGATTTCGTCCCCGTAGTCGTCGAGGATTTCTTGCAGGCCGGCGATGTCGGAAATTTCGTGCCCGTGGCCGATGAGCGCGTAGTTGGCGAGGTCTGCCATCGTGGCGAAGGCGTCCGGGTTGATGATGGCGGTGACGATGCTGACGCTCGAGACAATGGTAACGAGCGTGAAGGTCGCCAGCTTGTTCACGGCGTCTCCGTCCGGGCGTATCCATTCCGGGTGTTCTTGCAGGGAAAGGTAGGTGTAGAGGATTTCCCCTTCGTCCGGGTCTGTGGCCCAGAGGCCGAGCTCCGTGGCGTTGAAGCCGGTCTCGACGCCGACGCTGCTGACCTGCGCGACGATGGAGACTTCTCCGTTGTTGCTGTTGGCGATGGAGGCAATCATGCCGTCCATAACTTCATGCCCGAGGTCTGTCATGCTGTCCGGGCTGCTGCCCGAAGGAATGCTCCCGTCACCGACGCTGACGCGTGTAAATTGCAGTCCCTCCCCCGAGGCCATGAGCTTGGCGATGAGGTCGTTCCCTTTTTGGGTGAGGTAGCTGCCGTCGTTGTAGCCGATTTCTGGCATTGTGCTGTTCCTCCTGTCTGTTTAATATGCTGGCCGGATTGTGATGTGTGCCAGCTCGTAGGCGTAGCTGTTGAGGTAGATGGTGCTGCTGGCCCTGCGGTTGATGACCGGGGGCCTTATCGTCATTCTCGACGAGATGGCTGCCCCGGTGTTGAGGTAGAGCGTCGCTTCGTTCCGCCGGTAGGTGCGGAGGAAAAGCCTCATCCCGATGCCTGCTGCGACGATGCGCTTCATGACGCCGGCGATGAGCTCCGCCGTGTCAATCTTCTCGGCCTCGAGGTCTGCTTCGTCCACATATATCCACACCTTCGCGGGGAAAACTTCGTCGAGGTCTACTTGCTCCGGCTCGATGTCGAAAAGGGTCGCCGCCGCATTGATGACGGTCTCGATGTCGCCGCCGGAGAGGAGGCTTATCATCTTGACCTTAATCAGCAGGCGGTAGAAGGCGTCAGGAGCCCCGTCTCGGGCTACGCCGAAGTTCTCCCCGTAGCGGTCTAATACCGCGCCCTGCGCGTTGTCAAGGTCGTCCCAGAGGAGTATCTTGTCGCTCTGGTCGTGGACAAGCTCAAGGCCCCACGCAAGGGTGTTGAACAGCCGTCCGATGTTGGTCTCGAGGGGGAGGCTGCTGTATGCGTTCCTCACGTCGTCCCGGTTGTAAGCGCCGGTGAGCATATCGAGCATTGTGTGTAGGTAGCCGTGGCTCATGAGACGCTCACCTTCGCTTTCTCGGTGTATGCCTTCTCTCTGGTGTCTACCTCGATGTTGTAGGTGCCGTAGTCGCTGCCGTCCGGGCTGGTCTGGAGGGTGAAGTCAAGGACGCCGGGGATGGTGTAGATGACCTCCGGGAGCCGGTTGTAATACACGGTCTCGCCGATGGTCGTCCCGCCCTTCACGTCGCTGCCGATGTAGTCGATGAGGGCCTGCGCGATTTGGTCTTTCCCGTCCACAGGGAAGCGGTTGGCGTCCGTCTCGAGGTCTGTGACCTTAATCCATACCGGCACGAGGGTCGGCCTCGAGAATTTGATGTTGTATGTGACGCCGCTGGAAGACAGGACGGCGACGGAGGTGCTTCCGTAGGTCTGGATGCCTGCCGCCTTGCGCCGGAAAATCTGCTGCGCGACCTCGCTGTCGAGCCCGCCGTAGACGACAGCCTCGATGCTGTGAGGGGGGAGGCCCTCGCTGTCTGTTTCGTCGGTGTCGTTCTCGTACACAATGGCCGAGTATACGCCTTCGACGTTCTGCAAAATCTCGCCCCGGATGGCGTCTGCGTTGACGCCGCCGGCATAGTCCACGGATTGGTAATACCTGTCCCGGTATTCCTCATCTGTCTCGCGGGCCCGGCCTCCGTCGAAGGCTGCCGGGTTCGTGACCGCCGTTATTCCCTCCGGGATGCCGGGGTTGATGACGACGGTGACGGTGCCCGCTGCTACGTTGCCCTCTGGGCCCGCTGTGGTGGCCTGTGCGGGCAGAAGGACGGTTCCCCCTGTTCCTATCTCCCCCTGCGCCATGACGACGAATTGGAGGCCCGCTACGGTTCCTGCGAGCCACCCTACGGGGACGATGGTTCCCGGCGTACCTGTGATTTGGAGGTAGCCGCTCGACTTCTGCTCCGACAGGAGCTTGAGGCCGATGGCCTTGCCGAGGTTGTAGAGAGAAGTTCCTACCGCCGTGTCAACGAAGCGCGAGTTGTAGACGTCCTCGATGGTGGAAAAGAGCATATTCAAAATCCATGCGAAAATCCGCAGGAACAGGCCAATGGGCGAACGGACGGTGAGGTTCGCCTTGCTGCCGAACAGCTCCCTCGCCTTGTACTCGAGGGCGTCGAGAAGCTCCGTGTATGTGGGCCTTCGGAAGCCTCGCTCCGTAAGGCCCCATTCGTTTTGTGTGCTCACTACTGCGTCACCTCCATGCTGATGGTCTGGCCGCTGTAAAGGGTGCCGGAGAAGGCGACACTGAGCTCGCGCCCGTCTGTCTCTGCGTCAAGCTGGTCTATCTGCTCGACGTCCGTCTCTTGGAAGATGGCCTCCCGTAGTACCTCCTCGACCTCATCGTTCTCGAGGTCGGAGCGCCGCCGTCCGAAGATGCGCTCGTAGTCGGTTCCGTGGCTCTCGTCGAGAGGGAAGCCGCCCTTCCATGTGAGAAGGGTAAGCCGGACGCACTGCGCCGTGGTTTCGTCGCCGTAGATGAGCACCATGTTCCCATCTTCGTCGAGGGGGATGTCCATCGTCTCGGGGTCGATTTTCAACGTCATGTTTCTGTCCACTTGCTTCCCTCCTTTACTGCGGTGTAGATGTCTGCCCGTCCGGGCAGGTGTGAATGTGGTTCTTGAGGCTGATGCCCCCGGCTGTGACGTCGCCCGTGGCCGTGATGCTGCCGGTGACGGTAACGTCCCCGGTGACAGTAACATCGCCGATGATGGTGATGTCTCCCGTGACCTTCGTGTCTCCAAGAACTTCGATGCCGTTCTCCTTGACGACGAGGTAGATGGAGCCGCCCTCCGTCCCGATGGCGTAGCCGTCCGGGAGGCTGTTGCTGGCGCTTCCGGGCAGGATGCCGCCGATGAATATGGCGTCGGTGGCCGAGTGATTGCGCTCTGTGTTTGGCTCTCCCTCGGTGCCGCTGCTCACGGCGTTGTCGATGTCGTGGTCGCAGAAGACCACGAGGCCGATGTCCCCGGCCTTGTAGGCGACCTTCTTGGCGAAGCCTCCGCCCCTGTCGCATACGATGGGGACGCCGAGGATTGGGGGCTGGCTCTGGTAGGTGCCTTGCTCAAGCCTCTTGGAGATTGGTTGCACATCGACGGTCTGCTTTGCGCCGTCGTAGGCCGTGACCTTTACGATTTGGGCGACGTTGATAGCCTCTGCGGCCTTCTTCTGCTGTTGCTGCTCGTATCTGTACTGCGGCGTGTTCATGCGGGCCTCACCTCGATTTCTGTCTTCCAGTCGCCGCTTTGGCTGCCCTTGTGGGTGCCCCGGACGATAATAAACTGCCCGTTGAGGTCACTCGACTGGATGCGGATGATGTCGGCGGGGCCGAGGTGGTAGTTGAGAAGGCTGTTCCGCTTCTTGGTCTGGGCTTCTTCGTCCTTCTCCTCTGTGGTCTTCTTGGTGTCGAGGTCTGTCTCGACCTCGATGACGACCTTTTCCTCATCCGTGCGGAGGAGGCCGGTCTCTGGCGATAGCAGGTAGCCCTTGTTCACGCCGTCCGCCGGGTTGTTGATGATGATTTTCCCGCAGCGGATGAGGAACCGGCTCTTGCAGTCGCTCACGACGATTTCCTTCAAAACGTCCTTGAGCTTTCCTTTGCATACCCTCCCGCGAGGGTATTCCTTGTCGATGGCGAGCTCAAAGGTTCCGACTTCGATGCCGAAGATGTTGAGAAGGTCTTGCACCATTGCCTTCGCCTTTATGCTCTTGGTGTAGGTCTTGTTGACCTGTGCCGTGAGCCATTGGTCGAGGGCCTCCGTGGCCGTGATTTTGGTCGTCCATTCTGTGCTACTGTGCTTGTGGGAAAGGCCGGACACCTGCCCGACGAAGATGACGCCGAGGTCTCCTTCGTAGCCGGCATTGATGATGACCGGGTCTCCCTTCTTGATGCTGTTCCGGGTGTTCGCCGACAGGTTGTAGGCGTTGACGGTGGCCGTTGTGAGCTCATCGCTGTCCTCGAACGGAACCTCGAAGTCGAAGGCGAGGTCGTCCATCGAGTATCTGTTTCCCCCGATTTGGAGGGTCGCGCTGCGGAGCCAGAAGTCCATCACTCGACCCTCCTCTCGTGGAGGTACAGCTTGACTTGCTTCCCGAAGTTGTCGAACGTCACTGTGTCGATGTCTTCCCCGGTGAGGCATTGAGGGATGATGACCGGGAGGGGGAAGCGTTCGTCTTCCACGCTCCCAAAAAGGGGCCGCCCATAGCGGACAATGTCTCCGTAGACGAGCGGCTCCCCGTCGCTGGTGGCGAGGTCTACTGTGAAGAAGCCCCCTGCCTCGTTGTACTTGACCGTGAAAGTGTAGGTCTTGTCCGTGAGCTTGACGGAGAAGGTGTAGGGCACCTTGCTCGTATCAATCTCGACGACCTCGACCTCGTTTCCAAGGTCGATAAGCTGTAATGCCATAGCCGTCCTCCTTTCGTCAGCTCACGCCGTTGTAGCTGGCCGTCGCTCTGGTGGCTGGGCCGCTGCTGCTGGCCGGTTTGCTGTTGTAGCTGTTCACATAGGCGGTGTAGGCGCTGCTGGAAATGGTCTCCGCCACGGTGGTCTTGAGCCCGTCGCTGCTGGTTTTCTTGGTCTGGGCCGTCGAGTAGCTTGTGGGCTTCCCGGTGTCCTGCTGCGTCATCATCGGCATCGCCCCGACTTCGACCACCTCCGAGGAGGAGATGTTGACCTGCTGGAAGGACACCTTGAAGGTGCAGCCCTTCGCGTTCTTGGCCCCGTAGTCGAAGGAGAGGCTTGTGATGACGAGGTTTGCGATGCGGACGCGCCCTGTGTAGGTTACGATGTCCCGGCGGTCTCGCATGGTTTGTAGCGTCTGCTGTCCCTGCTGGCCGCCGATGATGGTGCCGCTTATGGAGAATTTGACCGGGTTTTTTACGACGTGGTCGTTGATGTCTGCGCCGTTCTCGATGGGGTTCGAGGTGACTTTGCTGGACATAGAGACGGCCT